AAGACCGCCCTGCCATCGCCAGCCGCTGGGTGTATTCCACTTGACCCCGAAGGCGCCCGACCCGTTGCCCGCCTCGCAGCGCGCGAGGTTCACGAACTTGCGCCACTGAACGCCGCGCACCGTCAGGTCACGCATGGTCACGGGGTACTTGGGCCAAGTCGCCGCATCGCGCTTGGCCTGCGCAACGCACGCCCGCTTGGCGGCGCCCGTGTGCGCATCGCATGGCTGGGCCTGTGCCTGGGACGGCACCACCACAGCGCCTACCACCACAAGGCCTACAGGTACAAGGCGTGCGAAATGTCCAAGTGGTGTCCAAGTGACCCGCCGATAAATGCCCATCTATGCCCTCCGTAGCGTGTAACTGCTTGGTGGGCGGTGTTCTACACCACAGGTCGGATGCCTGCCTGTGTGCAGGGATTTCCCATTGCAAAGCGGAGGGGGGGGGATTCGAACCCCCGGTCCGGCGTGAACCGGACAGTGGTTTTCAAGACCCAATCTAATGTGCCCGTGTGCAGGGCGTTCACCCCGTATGCCCATGCCGGTGTCCAAGCGATACATCACTGCAATGCGGCCTCCAAGTATGCCTCCAGCAGACCCGCCGCCTCATCCCTAGCGCCCGGCATCAGGTGGCCGTAGCGGTCGTAGACGATGGCGATGGACGACCAGCCGCCAATCTCCTGCAGCGTCTTGGCGTTCACCCCAGCGGCGATCATCAGGCTGGCAAATGTGTGGCGGCATGAGTGAAGGGTGATGGGGGCAAGCCCGGCAGCGGTCCACACACGCTTGGCGCGCTTGCTAACCGCTTCGCTGCTAAACGGCAATGCTGCAGCGCGGCCAAAGGCCAGCCCGGTGGTGCGCCCCAGTTGCATGCGGTGTTCAAGCAGGGCCATGCGCAGCGGCTTGATGATGGGCACCGTGCGTACCCCGGCGCGGCTCTTGGGGGTGTTGTAGGTCTTGCTGCCGGGGTCGTAGGCGCGCTCAACGCGCAGCACGTTGGCGTCAAGATCAACGTGGCCCCAGTCAAGGCCCATGAGTTCCCCGCGCCGCAGCCCCGAGTAGAAGGCAGTGGCCCACACGCCACGGTCGTGCGGCTCCAGCGCACCCAGCAGCGCAGCAACCTCAACGGGCGTGGCGTAGCGGTCGCGCTTGCCACGCACCGCTGGCAGTTCGACGCCAGTGATGGGCGATTGGGTGACGCCCAGTTCATCGCGCACCGCCACCCGGTAAACCAGCCGCAGCGGCATCAGCGCGTTGCGGGCCGTGCTTGCCGACAGCCCACGGGCCATAATCTCATTGACCACGCCCTGCACGTCGCGCCTGGTGATGGTGCTGATGCGCCTGCCGCCTAGCGCGGGCTTGATGTGTTCGGTGTAGCACGACTCATAGGACCGGACCACGCTGGGCTTGAACGGGTCGCCGCTGCGGTTTCGCAGGGTGCCGTCATCCATCTCATCAAGCACGCGCTGGGCAAGGGCGTCAAGCACTGGAGCGCCCTTTGCGCCTGCCACGACATCTGCCTGACCTGACGCCATGCGCGCACGCCACGCGCGGGCCTCGGCCAGCGAGGGGAACGACCGCGACACCGACCGCCCTGCCCCCGCTGACCATGCCCGCGCCTGATAGGACGGCTGGCAGTTGCAGCGCCCGCCGTCACGGGCCTTGCACGCCTTGACGTGCCGAACCCTGATGCCCTGCTCGCTGCGCCTCCGTCCGGTCAGTGCTTTACCTCCGTGAACAATCGCAGGATGCCAACAAGGCGCCTGCGCTCGGCAAGCAGCCAGCGCACGTCATCCAAGGCAACCGGCCCGTACGGGGCTGGTGCGTCTTGGCTGATGTTCCAGTCGCTGACGCTCACGCGGTCCTTTATCTGCTGCAACCGTTCCTCGGCCTGATGGTCACGCGGCCCCACTAGAACGGTATGTCGTCGTTGCTGGACGACGCCGCGCCCGCAAGCGCCGGTTGGCGCTGCTTGCCGCCGTCCACGATCTGCACCGACCTGGCTACTACCTGCACGCGGCTGCGCGTCTCGCCGTCTGACCCTACCCATTCGCGCCACTCCAGATTGCCCGCCACGACTACGCGGGTGCCCTTGTCCAGCATGCCGTACAGGGCGTCAGCGTTCCTGCCAAACACCACTGCGTCCACATAGTTGCTGCGGTCCTCCCACACCTCACCAGACTTCTGGCGCGTGGTGAACGCCAAGCGAAGCGGCAGCACGCTGCCCTTGATTTCCGGCTTGGCCGTCAGGCGTGCCACCAGCGTGACGTTGTTGATGTCCTCCATTACTTCCCCCAGTCGGTGTTGTTGTCAGCCCACTTGACGAGGGCATCAACCTTGTAAAGCACCATGCCCCCCTTGCGTATCTGCGGCACCTCCGTCGCCACATGCCGGTTGAACCACGACGGGCTTACCCCCAGCGCCTGCGCGGCCTCCACTGGGCGCAGCGTGACCACCGGCACCTGCCGCTCTACCTTCATGCCGCGACCTCCACCGACAGAAACCCGCTGACGGTGACCGCGCACACATCACGCATGTGGCCTGCGGCGCCACGCCGCTGCTCACCCGTTGTGGCGATGAACCCGTCATTGCGCAGGTCGTTGCAGCGTTTCCACCAACAGCATCCTTCGCGGTGATACAGCCCGGTGGCCTTGGCCGCTTCCTCGTCGGTCAGCCCGGCATCACCTGCTGACAGGTACGCCTGCAGCAGCAGCGCCTTCTGGCTGCCGGTGCGCGGGCTTGCTGCCACCGCAGCAGCGCGGCTTGTCGCCGGGCCGTCAGCGGTTGCCATCGTGCGTGCCTGGGTGTCGGTGACGACAGCCACAGGCTCTGGCGCCAGCGCCAGTTGCCTCATCGAACCCACCCCCGTCCACGGCACCTGCGGCACACCTCACTGAACCAGCGCGTGGGTGTCCCCGCTGATGCCTCAATCATCCATTCCTGGTAACCATCTCCCGCGCATGCGTGGCACACGCGCCTGCTGTGCCAATGCGCAAGCGCCCGCCACGCAGCCCATGATGAGGCTTGCATGATGGTCCCATCGGGCCTGTTCACGCGCACCACCGCCGTCACCACGTCACCCCTGCGGCGCCCCGTGCCTCAACGGCCCGCTCCATGATTGCGGCGTCGTCACGCCCTGCCATGCACCTGTCGTAGTACCCGCACCACCGCGCGGAGCAGTGCCAGCCGTTGCGGTTTCGCGGCCATACGCCAAGCGCCATGCCCTCGGCCACGTCGCCCACCGTGGACTCGGCCAGCCTGCCAATCTCATCTGACTGCGGTTGGCTCACGTCAATGGGCTTGACCTTCACGCCCTTGACCTGATTGACCAAGTAGATGAACTGAAGCGGCTTGCCCGTGGCCCGTGCGTAGATGCTGGTCTGGATGGCCTTATGCACGTCGTCGGGGTTGGGCGACTTGCCTGACGTTTTCCAGTCCACCACGCTGGTGGCGGTGACGACATCCATCCGGCCCGTGACCGGGATGCCCGACAGGGAAACGTCAAAGGTCTGCTCCACGGCCTGCGGCATGACCAGCGGCGCGGCGTCTGTGGCCCACGCGCGTGAGATACGCACGGCCCGGTCAGTCAGCCCGCCTTGGTCGTCGTCCTCCATCCTCACTTCCCCTGAGCGCACCTGCTCGCTGACGTACTCCGCAGCAGCCTCCGCGCTGTCCTCGGGGTCTGGGTCGTTGCCCGTGTCCACCTTGGCCAGCATGCCAACCTCTGCGGCGTGATGGACGCCGGACCCCACGACCAACCCGCCGTCCGGTGCCACCTTCAGCCCCAGCACATAGCGGTAGGCCCACTGGCGCGGGCACCGCTGGTACTGGCCGACCTGGGTGGCGCTGACCCGCGTGACACCGACCGCTGCCATTCCCGCCAGCGTCGCCTGCGCGCGCTCATCGGTTCCCGGTTCCCCGGTGATGAACTGCTGCACCTCATTGGTCGTCATGGCTGCACCTGCTCGGGGTAGCCGTGCGCGGTATAGAAGTCTGCGGTGAACCTTGCGCCCGCGTAGTCCGGCTGGCGCTCATCCACCGTCACCGCAGTCGGTCCGTCAAAGACCGCGATGGCCCGCCACTTGCCTTCATCCAGCGCCTCCTGCCACGCCACCACCTGACCAACTTGGCCAGATGGCAGCAGCACCCACAGGTTCCCGCTGTTGGTCACTGCCTGGTACTCGCTCATGCCGCACCCCCCGCAATCATTTCCGCCTCCCGTACGATGTCCTCAGCAAGCGCAGCCACCGCCGCCTCGTCGCAGGTGTTGAAGGTCATCGGTACTTGGTCACCATTGACCGCCAGCGCCCACTTGCGGCCACGGACTGGTGCGACCTGATAGGTGCGCCCGGTCAGCGTTGATGCCCAGTAGATGCCGCCGCGCTTGGTGCGCTTCCACGTCCAGCCCCAGCCGCTCATGCCGCTGCCTCCGCGTCGGGCGGGTCTTGGTCGCCGTATTCCTCACGGCGCAGCCACATGGCGTGGGCGATGGTGTCGTCAGGTTCCGGCTCATCCTCATAGGGCATTTCCCGCGCGGCCTCCCAACGCCTGATCGCCGCTTCCTCTTTGTCGGCGTGGCGCTGCAGTTCCACCCAGTCGTCGTGGGCATCGCGCTCATCTGCCATGTCGCGGTAGTCGTCCGGTGTTTCGTAGTCGCGCCCCATCACGACGCCCCCATTGGGAAACTGCCGCCCATGCTTGCCAACGCGCGCTCCACGCGCTGCTGGGCACTTTGCAGGCGCGACAGCGCCTGGCGGGCATCGTCCTTTTCGTTGTGGCCCCAGCCGCCTGCATCCATCACGGCGTCAATGCGCCGGATGGTGCGGCCCGCTTCCTCCGCGTCGTATGCGGCAAGGCCCAACTGGTTTTGTGCTTCACGCAGTCGGGCCGTCATGCCGCACCCTCCATCTGCAACTGCTCACGGATGGCGTCAGCCCGCTCGGGCGTCAGGTCGCTGAACCGCGTGATTTCCGCATCTTGAAACGCGCCCTTGACAACCTCTGCGCCAAACTCCTGTTTCAGCGTTTCGATCACCGTTTTGGGGTCGAAGTCATCCGGCGCCTCAATGGCGGAAACCGACACCGGCACGGGTTCTGGGTCGGGCTGGGGCGGTGGGGCGGGGGAGTCCACCCGCACGCTGACAATCTCGCCGCCGTCGTCGTACTCCACATCTGCGCCCAACTCATCGGGCGTGTAGAGCGGCGAGCCTGCGGCCACGTCGGGCGCGTACCACCGCTGTCCCTGCGTGATGGCGCGGGCGAAAAGCATCGCCATCGGCCACTTTTTCCACGTCGGATTGTTCAGCAGTCCTGCCTTGGTGGCGTCGTCCATGCTGAACGTGGACACCCCAGCGGGCTTGCCCTTGTAGGTGAACTGGATGGCGCACACCTGATCGGTGTGTTCCTTCACCGCGTAGTCGTAGTCAGGGTGTTTGCGTATCAGCGCCGCCAGCAGGTTGGCGCCCACGGTCACCTTGTCCTTGACGATGTGGATGCCGGTCATGGATGCCACAGGCCCCAGTCCCAGTTCCTCACCGGCCATGACCTTGACCGCAGCCTGCGCAGCCTGGCGTGCGTCGGAGAAGTACCCCGACTGGGCCAGCACCGTGCCGACCGCTACCGGGTCGCGCGGCTGCGCCTTGACGATTGCGTGCGCCATTTCTAAACCCCCGTGATGGCGTAGGCGGCGCTGGCGGTAAGCCATGCCGCGATGGTGTAGGTGACCCATGCGGTGACCAGCACCACGACGGCGTAGAAAACCGCGCGCCGTATGCGGTCGGTGTCATGCGTGTTCATGCGTTCGCACCTCCGTGCGTTGATGCATTGGTGTTCACGCACGGTACCACCACACAACGTCAATGTAGAAGGCGGGGCGGGTAAGGGTTTCCCGCTAGCACCGCACAAGTGTGGGGTATAGGTTCACAGGCCGCACCCCTATACCTTTGACGGGTTGCGCAACTACCGCCCGATGGTCACACTGCCCCGTCTATGGCTGAAAAGAACCAGTTGCCGCCCGGCACCGGGGCGCGCATCAAGGCACGCAGGAACGAACTGGGCATGACCCAGGCGCAGGTTGCCGACCGCGTTGCGGAGAAGGTAGGGCGCCGCTACCGGGAAAATTGGCTTGCGCAGATCGAGCGCGGCAACTCATCGCTGCTGCTCAATGCCGCAATTGCGCTGGCCGACGTGCTGGCGATGAGCATGGACACCATGTTTGGCAGGCAGTTCGGCATGCCGGACATCGTGCTGGAGGCTGATGGCAGCACCGGTGCGCTTGCGATCACGCAGCCGGTGAGTCTTGACGACGCGCTTGCCCCTGCGGAGGGCACGCAAGCGCCCGAAGCCGCCGCGCCGATTCTCCTAGACGCAGCGCCACGGCGTCGTGGGCGTGGAGGCGCCCGGCCTCGGCGCACATAGCGCGAGCAACGGCAAGCAGCGCCGCCGCCTGTGCCTCCGTCAGTTCAGCGGGGGGGGGGTAGTCACTGTCGCCCTCCGTGCGCATGGGCACGGCAATCTACTGCCGCGCCGTCAGAAAACGCAAGGGCTAGTCCAGCCAGATGGGGTACTCGCCCGTGGTCACGCCCTTCTCGGGGTGGACGTACACCAGCGCCTGCATCGGCCTGCCGCGCGCTCCAAGTTCAGCGGCGTACTCGTTCCCAGTCTCGCTAGAGGCGACCATCCTGACGGCGGCGCCATTGCCCAGCGTGAGGATGGCGCGCTGGTGGTAGTGACCAACGAACAGGTCAGACCACTCAAATCCCATTGACGTAGACCACGCAGACGCACGGCGCAGCAGGCCCGCAAGCGGCGTCCCAGACCACCCTTTGATCTGGTCCCCGTGCGCCAGCACACCTGTCCACTTGCCGATGTCCACTCGCTCAAACCAGTGCAGGTTCTCGGCCCACCGCACGCGGTCCTGCCCGGTCAGTTGCGCGCGGGCCAAGGCGTAGGCGATGTGGTCGGCGTTGTCCTCGCGCGGGTAGTCGCCGCGCCTGCCGAACCTGCCGTGATTGCCATGCACGCTTGCCACGCGCACCTCATCGAAGTCCTGCAGCAGCGTCAGCACGACCTCGGCCATGAGGTTTGACGCCGCCATCATCTGTTCGTAGGTAGTTGAGTCCACCTCGTAGGCGTTGCCGGGAAAAATGTTCACGCCCTCCACCATGTCCCCGCCAAACAGAACCTGGCAGCCGGGCACGGGGTGGTCTTTGCGCTGGATGGCGGTGATGCGGCGCACTCTGTCCACGACGTAGCGCACGCGCCTCGCGCACACCTCCATGTCGTAGTAGTCGGGGCTGCCGGGGCTTCCCGCGATCTTGCCCAACTGCCAGTCGCTGAAGTGGATGACGGCCCATTCGGGGTCACCCTTGCCGGTCTTGGCTTTGGGTGCTGCCACCGGCTTGGGCGTGCCCTGGATAAGCGCGGCTTCCTTGGCGCCTTCATAGACCGCTTCAGTCAGTTCTGCCGTCTTGGCTTTGGCCTGCGCCAACTGGCGTTGCAGGCGACGGCATGTGCGCTCCAGTTCGTCCAGCCTGCGCTGGTCGTCCAGATCGTTAGCGAGCGCAGGCACACTGCCCCCTGCGGTGGTTCGCCACGCGCTTGTCGTGCATGTCGTACCCACGGCGGCGCAGCACACGGGTGATGGCCGTGTGGGTGTAGGTCACCTGATCGGCCAGCGCCGCTTCAAGGTCATTACGGTCTTTGGGGTCCATGTCGGCTAGCACCACGGCAACGCTGCACACCGTAGGCGTGGGGCGCGACTCGCTTGCAATGTCGTCAAGCAGCCCCATTGCCATCAGCCTTCGGGCTGCACGTCGGTGGGGTCAGCCGGGATGTCCTCGGCGTACAGCAGTTCATCAGCGGTGCTGTCGTCGTACATCGTGGCAACGACGGCCTGCGCCTGACGGCCCACGATGGTCACCGCCGCAAGGATGGCCGCAACGGTCGCGCCCCACGTCACCGGCAGGTTGCCGAACACAGGTGCCACGGCTGCCGCGACTGCGCCAATCAGGCCAATCCATGACGCCGGGCCAAAGGTCACACGGTTCAACTGGTCCCCCTAGGTGGTCTTGCCCAACCCCTCGGCCTTGGCCGGGGACTGGCTGGTGTGCTTTGCGAACGGACGCAGGTTGCGCCCCAGTCGCTTCTGAAGGACGCGCTGGGCGTCATCGCGCTGCTGGGCGTCGTTCCACGGGCCGTACAGGCGGCGCGGGCCAAGCAGCACGGCGGGCCTGCCCTTGGGCGTGGTCACAAGCCTGGCGGTGGCGCGTACGGCGGGCTTCATCTTGGCGAGCGCCTTTGCCCGCGCCTTGGTGGTGCGCCACGGACCCACCAGACGCGGCTGCGCCTTGGTGTCCTCCAGCCAGTAGGTCATGCGCCGCTGCTTGCCGTTCCGCAGTTCGGGCGACACCACCAGCGTGGCGCCGGACAGGGAGCGCACCTTGCGCTGTGTCTGGTCGCTGACGTTGCCGCCAACCGTGGCAACGGTGGATGGGTCCAGCACCTCCACGATCATCTCCACATGGCGTCCACCTTCGGGAGGCCACACAATGAGCGCACCGGGCACGGGGCGGTTGGTCACCCAGCCGTTGCGCTTGGCGCGCTGCACGATCTCGTAAGTGCTTGGGTGGCTCACATCGGTGACGCCGGGGACTGCACGCAGCCAGCGGCTGCACGCCATCCCGCACCACGGCTGATAGCGCATGTTCCAGTGGGCCTCCATCTTGGTGATCGGCCCGCCGCCGTCATCGTTGGACCCCAGCGGGCGCTCAACCACGCGGCCCACGTCACGCAGCGCGGCGTCAGTCACAAGGTCATTGAGCGTTGGCATCATGCCCCCCGCCGGTATGTGGTCTGCAGTTTGTCGGCATCACAAGACAGCGATGAGCGTTCCGCAGATAGACCCCACGGCGGCAGCCACAGCAGCCACGCCAATGATCGTGCGGCCCACCGTGCCCTTGCCCGCGTCTGCGCCCTGGCGCTTGGCCTCGGCCTCCTCCAACTTGCGCAGGCGTCCGTTGAGTTCCGCGCGGTATGACCGGACCTCCTGCGCGACCTCGGCCAGCGCGTTATACAGGCGGTCTACATCGCTGGTGGTCATGCGATGCCCTGCACTACCAATGAACGGTAACGAAAGTTACCCGTAGAACCGCCAACCCGGTATTGCATTGTAAAGGTATTACTTCCCGCTGTTAGACCTGTAGCCACATAAGTACGGCTACTCCCCACGGCAGTTGTAATCGCATTGCTAGCGCCAAGCGCATCGGCAGCCGCGACAGTCGTGGCCCCGCTTATTGCGACCGAAGCAATAGACCCGTTGCCTCCGGTGTTATTCCATAACTCGCATGTCACGACTACCAGCGCGGTCGTCCCGGTAGTCACCGTTACGCTCGTATTCGTGCCGGGCGAACCGGAGAGCGATGCAGTAAATGATGTGCTGGTGGTCGTTCCCGTTGCCGATGTGTAAGACGCTACGGGAGTAACACACACCCATGCGCTGCCGTTGTAAATGGTCGTGATGCCGGTAGGCACCGCCGTGGTGTCGCCCGTCGCCGCTGGCACCGTGGGCGCGGTGAGGTAGGCCATCATGCCCTCCACGGGGGAGGTAATCGCGGCGTCCCGTGCGGCCTCGGTCGTATAGACGTTGTGGCCGTAGTTGTTGTTCTCGCGCAGTTGCTCCATGCTCGCGGCGGTGAGCGTCTGCCCTGCGGTGAACGCGCTAGCGATGTAGGCCACTTACACCACCTGCCCTGCGGTGAAGGTTTCGGGGGTCGTCCACGGCATTAGGACACCTGCCTGCTAGTCGTCACGGCGCTCATGCGATGCCCTTCACTACCAAACTATGCTGGTCAAAGGTTCCGCCCCCGACGTTTGCTACCCCAACCAAAGTAAAAGTGTTTGTCCCGGCCGTGAGCCCTGTCATCACAAACGTTCGAGAAGCAACGTGACTCGGCCCGGTTCCAAAGTTTCCCGGCGTCGTTTGGCCGGTTGATGAGGCGGCAACAGTCCCCGTCTTTACGTTGAGCGTGCCATAGTTGCTAGCGCCGTTGAACCGTGCCGTCATCATTACCAACGCGGTCGTACCTGTAACCAAAGTTACGCTGGTATTGGTGGCCGACACTGCCAAATCAGCAGTCGATGTAGTCAATGTTTGTGAGGCAGCAGTTGCGGCCGCGCCGACTTCGGTAACGCAAACCCATACGGAACCGTTATAGATGGTCGTAATTCCGGTTGGTACTGATGTTGATGTTGCACCCGTCGCCGCTGGCACCGTGGGCGCGGTGAGGTAAGCAATCATGCCTTCCTCGGGCGAGGAAATAGCGGCATCGCGGGCTGCCTCGTTAGTGAATACAGCGCGGCCCATAATCGCATTGCCGACGACTTCTTGGTTCCACTTACTCGCGGTGAGTACGTCACCCGTTGCGACGTTTGTAGGTGATACCCATGCCATTAGCGTTCACCTGCCACGGTCGGAATGGTGTTATAGGTCTTAGGCATTTACCGCCCCCTCCTAGAAGGCGAAAACGTCGGCGCCGCCAAACTTTGACGTGCCAAAAATGAGAGCCGGGTTTGCGGGGACGCTGGACAGCGTGTAACTCACCTCATGCACTTTGCCGCCGCTACGCACCTGATGGTCTATGCCTTCGATGTAGAAGTCAGCCGTGCCCGCAATCGCCGTATCCACGACGGTGATGCGGTCACCCAGGTCACGTTGTAGCGCCTGCACCATCAGCGCATCGCTGCGGTTAGCGGTGAACCGCAGGGCGCGCACGGGGGGCGTGGGGTCTTTGGCCTGTGACACAAGCCACTGGGCCAGTGCCGTGCCTTGCGCGGCGGTGTTGATGTACGCGCTGTCAATCGTGGGGTAGTCGCTGTAGCCGTAGTTCAGCGCGCTGGTGTAGTCGGTCCATGTCGCGGTTCCGCTGCCGGTCTTGATGACCTTGGCGCGGTTGCGAATGTTGGTCAGGTCAGTTGCAGCCGTTGCGTTGGCAGCCGCGTTGGTAATGGTTCCCGCGCTGGTGCGTGTGTAGCGGTCGTACCTGTCCCGGTAGACGATGGTTCCGCCGCGTGCGTGAAAGAACTCGCCGCGCTCTGTTTCCAGAAAGCCCTCAATCAACTGCAGCGCCGTGGACTCGGCGTTGTTGGAAAAGCCCGCGTTGATAGTGTCGCCTGTGTCCAGGCTGCGGTAGTTGGTGTCAGTCCAGTCAATGCTGGTCAGCACCGTGCCGATGGCGGCGCCCGTGGTGATCGTGCCGGTGTTGGTGATCGTGGGCTTGGCGCGCGACAGGAACAGGAACAGGTCTTGCGCGTGAACAATGGTGTGCTTCGCGTCACGCGCTGGGTCATGCTCAATGCTGCGAACGAACCCACGGAACTGTCCATACTCCACCGTGCCAAAGGTGGCCGCAATCAGCACCGGCCTGCCGGGGACCACGTTGGGGTACAGGGGAGATGCGGTGTTGAGTGGGGAATAGGTGGCGCTGGTGTCCTTCAGCGTGATGGTTGCCTCACCCGCGCTGAAGGTGGACAGGTTGCTGTCACGCCCACGCCTAATGGTCACCGATTGCACGGATGCGCTGACATCGGAATACAGCGCGTCAAACGACCCGGCGAACACATCAGTGCCGCCGAATGTGGACAGCCCGAACTGCAGCAGGTCAAGGCTGTCTGAATACTGGTTGGTAAGTGTGTCGGTGCCGTTTAGGTACGACCCGTCAAGCACGAAAGCGTTGGACGGCACCGGCTCCCATGCGATGCGCACCGTGTAGGTGGCTTCAGCCACTAGATGCTGGCCCTCACCTGGCGGTCAATGGCTGCCTGTATGTCGCGCGCCACGCGGTCAGCCTGCTCGCGGCTCATCCCTGCAAAGGTTGAGTCATTGACTGTCAGGTTGATGTTCACCGACGAAGCCACACCAGCGCCGCGCATGACCGTGGGGGCCGCTACCGCTGATGCGATACCCGCCTCCATGGCAGCGGTGTCCATGCCGGACATCAGCGCGGGCGTGAAGCCGTCCATCCAAGTGTTCAGCGTGGACAGCGGCCCCTTCTTGGACGGGCTGTGGGTTCGCAAAAAGTTCTCCAAGATGGTTGCCAGCCCGGCAGCGGCGCCCTTCAGTTCGCCCTTGGATTCGTTCAGCCCATCGGCAATGGCCTGGCCGATGTTGGCGCCGCTTATGCGCATGCGCTTGGCAAACGCCCTGACCGACGCCAGCACCTCACTGAAGTGGCCCTTGTACGTCGTGGCCTGACCCTGCAGGTTGGTCGTCAGTTGCTCTAGTTCGATTTCGCGCTGCATGCGCAACTGATCGCGCGCGTCCTGCTCGGACTGAAGCCGGGCGTCCAACTGCGTCTGCAGTTCCGCTTGGCGGGTCGCCGCCGCGTCACGCTCCTGCTGCAGTTGCCCATCCAACTGCTCCTGAAGCGTTGCCCGCTTCGTCTCCCACTCGGTGTCAAAGGCGTCCTGTGCCTCTTGGCGCTGCTGCTCACGCAACGCCCGCTCATCGGCGGCGGTCTGCTGCAGGCCCGCAATGGTCTGTGCGCGCACAGCGTCATCCACGGCCTTGCGCGCGGCGGCAATGGCAGCCGGGTCACCGAAGTCCTGCGCTTGCTGCAACTTGGCCTGCGCGTCGGATACCCCGCTTGCCAAGTCCTGCTGCGTGGCGGCGTCCTGCAGCGACTTGATCTGCGCTTCAGCGGGCGTCAGTTGGTCGTAGAACGCGGTGAGCGTGGCCTGCGCCTTCCGCATCTCCTTGTCAATGTTCTTGAACGACAGCCCGGCCACCGTGCCGGTGCCCACAAACTTCTTTTCGATGTCGGCAAGGTTGGCGGCAAGGTCTTTATCCAGTTGGGCAAACGACTTGCCCGCAACGATGCCGGTGCCGGTGAAGTTCTTTTCGATGTCCGCCAGGCTGCGCTGGGTTTCACGGTCGAACCTGCCAAGCACGTTGCCCTTGACCGCTTCACCGATGCCACCCAGCGCCTCACGGATGGGGTCGCGCTTGCCCTTCAGCCACGCGGCCTTGGCCTTCGCCACGCGCTTGCGGTAGTCGGCATCCTTCTCATCCTTCTTGCGCTCGGGCTTGACAAACCCGCCCTTGGCAAACGCCCCGCCTGTGCGCCTAATGGCGTCACGGATGGACATGCCCCGGTTCACCATTGCCTGCTGGCGCTTGGTCAGCACGACCTCACCCGCCGTCAGCATGGCGGGCACGCGGTCCTTGCCACCGGGGCCGCGCACGGTTCCACCACCGGCAAAGTGTGGGACAAACCCGCCCGATGCCCACCCGGTGCCTTCCTTGACGGCCTTGACCGTCACGGTGATGAAGCGGTCAATTCCACCCAGCAGGCCCTTGATGTTTTGCACGGGTGTGGTCGCGTTGTCCTTGACCTTGACCGTGGTGGTCTTGGTGTCGGGCAACTTGGAGATTTCCCCGCGCGTCTTGCTGATTGCGCGGTTTACGACGTCAAGGCTTGCGGCCTTTTCCGCGTCGGTCATGGACGACTTCTTGATGGCCTCGCGCGTTGCCACCTGCGCCTTTTCCACCTGCTTCAGCCGTTCTCCACGGCGCGACTCAGCCACCGCAAGCGCGGCGGTGCTGATCTGCAGTTCGGCCTGTGCCTTGGCCCGCGCCTCATCAGACTTGCCCAGCAGGGCGTTGGCCTGGTTTGCCTGCTTGGCCTGCTCCACACGCTTGCGCGCGGCGTCCAGTTCCTTGTTGGACGAGTCGGCCAACTTGGTCACGCCGTCTACGGCCTTGCGCACGGCCTCGGTCTGCTGGGCCTGCGCCTGGGTCGCGGTCAGTTTTGCTTGTGTGGCCGTGCGATACAGGCCCGCAAGGCGCGCCTGGTACTGCGCGTCTGTCTCGTTGGCAGCCTTGCCCTTTTCAAGCGCCCCAAGGTAATTCATCACCGCCTGCGTCTCGCCCTGTCGCGCCACCGTTGCAGCACGGGTATTGGCAATGACCTGCTGCGTGGCAGACGCCTGCCCGGTCAGCGCGGTGTTGGTCTGGGCAATCTGCGCGCGGGCGTTGGCCGCGCCTTGGCCAAGGAAACCCAGGAACTCCGCATTGGCATCGGTGCGCTTGCCAAACATCAGCAGTGCTGCCGCACCCACACCGGCAGTCACCGCAAGCAGCCCAAGCGGGTTTGCCACAAGGGGCAGGGCAGAGGCCAACTGGGTCAGCCCCAATTTAGCCTGACCGCCAGCGGCGCCCACGCGGCTGATTTTGCCTGCCTGCGACGCGGCGACAGGCCCAATGGTCGCCAGCCCGCCGGTCAGGATGCGCCCGGCTGCGGCAAAACTCTGCATGGCCTTGGACGCCTGCGCCATGCGCGGCCCGACACCTACCGCAGCGGTCGCCACGCCGCCTACGCCTGTCGGCCCTGCGGCCACCGTGGACACAGCGCCAAGGATTCCGATAGAGCGAGCGGCCTGCATGATGGCGCCGCTGAACGACACCACCTTGTTCACGGCCATTGCTGCGACCACTAGCCCGATGGCTGCAGCGGCGGCGTAGGCCACCGGCTTGAACGCGGTGAACTTGCTGACGACCGTCGCAATGGCACTGGCCAGAGCCGCCAATGGCGGCAGCAGCGCCGTGCCAATCTCAATGCCCGCAGCCTGTATGGACGCCATCAACTGCTTGAACTTGCCCGCCGCGTTGTCGTTCATCGTCGCGGCCTGCTTTTGCGCGGTGCCGGACTTGCCAAGGGCAGCGGAATACTGAGCGATCTTGCCCGGGCCACTGTTGTAGAGGGCCAGCAGGGTACGCACGCCATCGGTTCCCGCCAGCGTGGCGAACAGGGCCGTGCGCTGTGCCTGCGTCATGTTGGCGGTGCGCGCCCGAAGTTGCCCGCTGATGTCGGCCAGCGAGCGCATGTTCTTGTTTTGGTCAAGGAACGAAATGCCCGCAGCCTTGGCAGCCTCTGCCTGCTTATTGGTGGGCTTGACCAACTGAATGAGGCTGGTTTTGAGCGACGTACCAGCATCCGACCCCTTGACGCCGGACGCGGCAAGCGCGGTCAGCACCGTCATGGTGTCGTTGAACGACAGCCCGGCGCTGCGCGCGGCGGCGCCCGTTTGCACCAGTGCCGCACCGAAGTCGCCCACGTCAGCGGTGGTGCTGTTCGCGGCCTGCGCCAGCGCATCAGCCACCTGGGCAGAGTCCTTGCCGCTGATGCCGAACTGCTGCATGGCGTTGGATGTGTAGGCGGCAGCGTCGGCCAACTGCAGGTTGCCTGCGCGCGCCAGTACCAGCGCAGACTTCATGCCACCGCCGATGATCTGCCCGACCGACAGGCCCGCCTTACCCAACTCCACCTGGGCGTCAGCAACTTCCTTGGCGGTGTATCCGAACCCTTGCGTGGACTTGGATGTGTCAAGCGCAGCGCGGCGCAGCGTGTCCATCTGCTTGGCCGTCGCTCCGGTCACGGCCTTGACCTGTGACAGCCTGGCGTCAAAGTCAGCGGCTGACTTGACCGCAAGGGCAAGACCACCGGCCACAGCCACGGTGGCGATCTTGACGCCGCGCCCCATCTGGCTAAAGGCGGCGGTAGCACCTGCGGCCTTGGCGTCAGCGCGCTTGGCGAACGAGTCCACCTGCGCGCTCGCGGCAGCCAGCCCGGCTTCCAACTTGCCGATGCGGGCGCCAAGTTCGACGTATGCCGATGCCACCTCAGTTGCCACGCGCTATCCCTTCTGCCTCTGTGCCTGCTGCTGTGCCTGCTTGTGTGCGCGCTCGCGCTCGCGCGCCTCCCAGCGGTAGTACGCAATCCACTGGGTCATTTCGCGGCGGCTCATGCGCGCATCCAGTTCCGCCACTGTCATGCCAAGGTCACGCGCTAGGCGAAACCTCCACGTCGTTTCCGGGCGCTTCAGGAAACATGGCCTCAGCGTCCTCAATGGCGCCACCACCAATCCCCGACAGCACCATCACCTGTTCCAGCACGCGGTTCACCGCACGCATGGACTGGTCACGCACCCACTCATAAGCGTCGTCACCCAGCGCCGGTTCCACGATGCCCGCCAGCACCAAGTACGCCTGCAACTTGGACTCATCCAGTTCCCCGCGCGGGCCGGTCGCCTTCTCCTGCACCTGCTGATACGCGCCCATGGACAGTTCGCGCACCTTGACGCGGCAGCCCCATTCAGGGACATCCACCCATTCCTCACGCAGCGTCTGACGCCCCAGCAGTTCCTCCGCGCTGAAGGTCGGCAGGGGCGCCCCCGCAGCCCCGCCCTTCTTGGCCCCCGACGATGCCACTAGACCGTGCCCCTGGTGACCGCGCCAGAGTTCTGGAACTCGGCGCTGAAGCCAATGGCGTCACCGATCTCGCTGGTGACCTCGTATGACGTCAGGATGGCGCTGCCGCTGTAGTACGGGCGCCCCGATGCGGAGCCAGCGGGAAACACCTTCCACGCGCGGGCGGTGCCGCCAAGCAGCCCCGACAGGTAGCCATCCACCGTGGCGTCCCACTTGCCCTCCAGCGAGATGGTGCGGTCGCGCAGGCCGGTGACGTACACCTTGTCATCGTCGTTGAACGTGGTGACCTCGGCAGTCTCCACCTCCACCGGGAGGCCCACGCTGGTCGAAACGTCGGTCAGGTTGCGCTCGGTCCCACCGGAATCGGTGATGTAAACCGCAGCATCCTTGCCGTGGTAAAAGGTCGGCAACTATCAGCCCTCCTGGCTGTGCCCATTGGTGGGCGTGTTGGGATTGTTGGTGCGGCGCCTGCGGCTTGCGGCCCGGCGACAGGTGCGGCACTCGGTGCCGCGCCCGTCGGGGCGCTCGTAGGCGTTCGCGGGGGTAAGCGGGTGGCCGCGCCTGCAGCACGGCAGCGGCTCGGCCTCGGCATATGCGAGAAGGCCAAGCCACCATGTGCGTATGCGGCGCGTCAGGCTCATGGCCCTAGTACCTGCCAAAGCCACAGACGAAAGTGGCCGTGCCGCTCGTCGCGGTGTAGGTAAGCCGCGTGTAGCGGTTCACCGTCCCGGTCTGCGTCGTGCGGAACGTCTGGGCCGATGCGGTCACCGTGCCCACGGTCATGTAGTCAGCAAAGGTCACGTTGTCGCTGCTGTGCTGCACGCGCACGATGACCGTTCCCGCCGCCGCCGTGGCGTGCAGGTAGGCGACACCGCCGCCCGTGCTGGATGCCGCGCCGTCCACGACCGTGGCCGTGCCCGACGTGGTGCGCTGCGCCAGCGCGTGATGGCTGATGATGCGCTCGGTGCCCACGCTTGACTGGCCCTCCAGCGACACCATGACCACATCGCCAATCTCTGCGGTGCGCTCTGCGCTGGTGATGTCAAGGCTGTAGCCGCGCCCCGGCGTGCCCGCCGTGTCACCTGCGGGGTAGACCGACCACACCGACCGGGTGCCACTTCCGGTGATCGTGGTCAGGTTGCCGTCAAAGGTGGCGTCAAACAGACCCTCAGCCGACAGCGTGGCGTCAGCCATGCCGGTGATGTAGGTCTTGTCATCATCTGCGAACGTCGTGGACTCCGCCGTTTCCACCTCGGCGCTGTTGGTCAGCGACCGCAGGTAGCCGGTCAGGTCGTTGGCGTCCTGGTACACCACGGCGTCCTTGCCGTGAACGAACGTGGGACTCACTTGCGGTCACCTTCCTTGGCGGGCTTGGGGCTGTCGTCAGGCTCAATCAGACCCTGCTTCTCCAGCCACTTCACGGACTTCTCGGGAATGTCGGTGACGACATCCCCGGCCTCTGCACGCTTGCCGGGCGGGTAGTCAAGCCCGACCAGTACGCGGTACTTGCTCATGCCCGTACCTCAATCTCGTAGCGGGCGCCTGCCTGCCGGTACAGCACGCCGTTG